GGTACAGATCGGAGTACGCCGAGCAGGCGGGGAAGCTGTGCCTCATGGGGTACACAGATTCGCAGCTGTGGGCTTTTTTCGGTGTAAGCGAGGCCACCCTATACCGTTGGAAGAGAGGCCACCCTGAGTTCAAACAGGCGGTCTCATACAACAAGGCACTCGACGACGTTGAGGTCGTCTCGGCACTCCGCCGCCGTGCTGTCGGCTGCACTGTGGTGAAGCAGAAGGCGATCAACACTCCCGGCGGTGTCGAGATACACGAAGTCGAGGAAGAGCTGCCGCCCGACCCTGCGGCCCTGGCGATGTGGCTCTACAACCGACAGCCGCACCTATTCCAGAAAGACCCACAACAAACCACCAGCGGCGACAGCGCGGCGGACGCTCTGCGCGAGCTGGCTGAGAGACTACCGGAGTGACGATATGGGCGAGATAGTGATGTGCGGCACGGGCCAATCGGTGGCCAGTCCGCCCCCGGCGACCCCCGAAATGGCGTCAGCACGCAAAAAGGCCCGCGCAGTCGAGAAATTGCGAGAGGCAGAGGCAGCGTGGCGCGAGTACCTCGTCGGGTGTGAACTGGGCGGAGAACGGAACCACCCCGCCGGAGTGTTCGATCGAGTGCGGTCCCTTCTCCGCCAATGACACCCCTACAGGAGCGCCAGGCAGCCCGCTGGTACCCACTTATCGAACACCCCACGCAGATCGCCTTGGTGCGTGACCGCGTGCGGTTCCCGGTCATCCCTGCGGGCAGGCGGTCGGGCAAGACTGAGCGGTTCAAGCGCTTCGTCGCCAAAGAGGCCATGCGCAACCCGAATGAACTGTACTTCATCGCGGCGCCGACTCGGGACCAGGTGAAGAAAATCTATTGGGACGATATGAAAATGCTCTGCCTGACCGCCTCGCTGCCGCGTACGCCGTCAGAGTCAGAGCTAAAGATCTACTTCCCGAACGGCTCAGAGATCCACCTGATCGGCCTGGACAAGCCGCAGCGCATCGAGGGCATACCCTGGACCGGCGGCGGCGTTGACGAGATCGCGGACATTAAGCCGCACGCCTGGGAGTCGCACATCTTCCCGGCACTGAACACGGTCGACCCCACCCGGCCAGACCATCGGGCGTGGTGCTGGTTGCTGGGCGTGCCTGACGGGCTCAATCACTTCTACGACATGGCCGAGTACGCCAAGACGTCAGGCGATCCGCACTGGAAGCTGTACCACTGGCCGTCCTCTGACATCTTGCCCGACGACGTGATCGCCGCGGCTAAACGCTCGATGTCGCCGAAGCAGTACAAGCAGGAGTTCGAGGCGTCATTCGAGACGGCGACCGGCCGGATCTATGAAGATTACGGCCTGGCTAACCACACCACCGAGACGATCAAGCCGCACGAGCAGCTGTTGTGGTACCACGATTTCAACTACACGCCGATGTCCAGCGGTATCGCTGTGCGGCGTAACAAGGACGATCTATACCTTCTCGACGAAATCATACTGGAGTCGGCCGACACGATCGACAGCGCTAAGGAGTTCGTCGAGAAGTACAAGGCCCACGAGAATAAACACGTCATAATCTACGGCGACCCGGCGGGCAAGGCGGGCGAGAAGCACGGCAAGGAATCGGACTATACGCAGATGGAAGCGGTACTGCGCGACAACGGGTGGCGGTTCACGCGGAAGGTGAAACGCAAGCACCCGGCCATCAAAGACAGGCAGAACGCGGTGCGGGCTAAAATCCTGACAGCGGACGGCCATTCGTCGCTGTTTGTCAACACGGCCGCCGCGCCCTATAATCACAAGGGCTTGGCGACGGTACAGCTGCAGAAGGGCTCCACGTTCCAGGAAGATGACCGGAACGAGTATCAGCACATCACCACCGCGATCGGCTACATGGTCGACTACGAGTGGTCAATTGAACAGCCAGCGACATCGCTGAAAGTCACGTTTTCGAGGTAGGTATGTCAACAAAATTCTACGGAGTCGGCGGCGACAACTCGACCGGAGACGGTACTTTAGGCAATCCGTTTCTCGATTACGACGTTGCCGTGACTAACACAGTTGCCGGGGATAAGGTGGCGCTAGTGACCAGCACGGAGCTGTTGCGCCATCCGACTGCAGGGTATGTGTTTGATGACGACCGGATAGTGGGCGCAGCGTCCTTCCGGGGCGGAACCCTGGCTGCAGCGGACGCCACGCCGCAATCTGTTTGCGCCACCTCCGCCACGCTGGCAGAAGCTAACAACCCGTTTATCATTGACGGCATCGTGATTGACGGCGAGGGGGCGGCGGGGCCGGACAGGGCGCTAACCCTAGCCCAGCAATCCGTCGCTGAATCAGTTAACACGCAGATCAATAACGTTCAGTTGATTAGCGGCGCGATATACGGTCTGTTTATCGATGACCGGGCGGGGCGTCAAGACGTCACAAACATGCGCATCACCGGCGACCTGGCAAACCGGCTCATAGCCGCCACCGGGTCACTGTCGAACAAGGGCGATCAGGTTATTAACTTCAATGGCATCGAGATCGCCCCAAACGAAATTACCGGCTCCAAGAAACTAATCGAGCTAAGCAAAGAAGACGCGGCGGCCAACACGCTGACCCTGGCGTTTAAGGGTTTAAAAGGAACGGTTCCAGTGGGTGCGGGCGCTACCGTTACCGTGTTTGACTCGCAGAACGTCGACAGTACAGTGTTAAGTGATTTTGATTTGGTCATCAACGCCGACGATGCCGCGTCAGTCACGGGTCTGTTGATACGTGGCAGGTCTTTAGCGAATCATCTGGCCAACGGCGAAATAGCTAACGGGTCAGTCGTATTCAACTGCCCCGCCGGATTCGGAGTCTCATATGGGGCATCAACCGCGGACAACTTCATCACTGCGGGCAAAGTTTCCTCGGTAAACATCACGGGTAAGTTTTTCCCCGCACCAGCCACACCACACAACGCCGTAATGGGCGAAGGGACGGCGGGGGACTTGCGCGGCGGTTTCACCCGCGACGGGTATGTCGGCTGGCTATTCAGCATCAACACATTTACGGCGTCGGGGGTACTAGCGTTCGATTGCTACGGCCCGTCGTTCTACGCTAAGGGAGTTGTCAGCGGCTTGTTGCAAGACTGTACCGCAGTCGTGACGGGCAGGTACCTGCAACGCGACAGGGGCGTACTGGCATCAGCTCCGCAAGGCGCGACGAATACAGCTTCGATGGCTTTCAACCGCAACACGGTAATCGTTAGCGACATAAACAACATCCATTCACTGGCGTACAAAGAAGACGCGTTACAACTCGCAACATTCTCAAACAACACGTACATCATCCCCGATTCAGTGGATATCAGTACGGAACTATTGTTCAGCAGGCACAACGGGGCTGGCGGAGCGGCGAACCAGACGATTGCGCAGTGGAATGCAAACGCAGAAGTGACAAACGATATAATCGTCCAGATGCCGCTAACCGAAATCAATAAACTCATCGAGGGGCTACGCCCCCCGGAAACAAGAGCGGGCGCGGTAACACGTTCCGTGCTTGGCCCGACTACGACATAGGAGCACCGCATGCCAAACATTACACCGAACGAGGAGCTTACATTCCCTAAAGGGACTTACGTGTACACGTCCACGGTTGTGGCCGGAACGGTCACTATGCAGGTAAAGCCAAAGGGCGGACAGTTTAGAGATATGACAGACGCGGTGTTCTCTACGAATGCGCACGGCAAAATCGCCCTATCGCCCGACCTAACGTATCGCGCCCTGATCGACTCGGGCAACAGCTTGGACATTAGCATCACGGATTCGGGGCTGTAAACCATGCCGGCATCGACGCAGCACCCGGACTATGTCAGCAACCTGCAGCGCTGGGAGCTGGTACGCGATTGCGTGGAAGGCGAGGACGCCATCAAGCTGCGCCGCGACCGGTCAGGCAGTCAGGCGATTGGCGTCGGCCTACTGACGGCTGACGGCACCCGCTACCTGCCCGCACCGAACGCCCGCGACAGTTCGCAAGAGAACCTGGAGCGCTATCTGGCGTACAGGCTGCGGGCGTCGTTCGTCAACTTCACCGGCTTCACGAAAGAGGGTTTGCTGGGCATGGTGTTCCGCAAGCCGGCAGTGGTTGAGCTGCCGACGGGGCTGGAGTTCCTGAACGATAACGCGGACGGCGGCGGCACGGGCATTGTGCAGCTGCTGAAGGACGGCATCGCCGACACGATGGAAACGGGCCGCTACGGGCTGTTGACCGACTACCCCGAAGCGCCTGCCGGCCTGACGCAGGCGCAAGTCGAAGCGCGGGGGCTGCGCGCCACAATCAGCACGTACCCTGCCGAATCGATCGTCAACTGGCGGTTCGAGACGGTCGGCACGGTTACGATGCTGACTCTCGTTGTGCTGAAAGAGCTGGTCGACATACAGGGCGACGACGACTTCGAGGTCGAGCAAGTCACGCGCCACCGCGCACTTGTGCTGATTGACGGCGTATACGCGCAGCAGCGGTACGACGAGAACGACAAGCCGATCGGCGAGATGATCATACCGACCAAGTCTGACGCCTCGACGTGGTCGATCATTCCGTTCCAGTTCATCGGCAGCCAGAACAACGACCCGACGCCGGATAAATCCGTGCTGCTCGATCTGGCAAACGTGAACGTGAGCCACTACCGCAACAGCGCGGACTATGAGGAATCCTCGTTCATGGTCGGCCAGCCGACGCCGGTGATACAAGGACTGACGCAGGACTGGGTCGAAGACAACATGAAACACGGCGTCATGCTCGGCAGCCGCACGGCTATGCTGCTCCCCCTCGAAGGCACCGCTACACTGCTGCAGGCGGACCCGAACTCTATGCCAGAGAAGGGGATGCAGCGGAAAGAAGAGCAGATGATTATGATCGGCGCCCGGATCATTCAAGATTCGAGTGGCGTAGAGACCGCCGAAGCAGCTAAAATCCGATTCGGCGGCCAGAACAGCAAGCTGGCCATGCTGGCCGGCAACTGGGACGAGGCGCTGACCACTGCCATCAAGTGGGCGGGCGAGTTTCAGGGCACCTCTGGCGAAGTGTCAGTCGAGACTAACAAGCAATATTTCGACGCCACCCTATCGCCGCAGGAAGTCACGGCAGGCGTGCAGCTACTCGACCGAGGGGCTATCGCCCAGTCTGACTTGCGCAGCCGACTGCGTAAAACCAGTTGGATCGAGAACGACCGCACCGACGAAGATATCGACGGCGAGAACGAGGGGCGTCCTCCGCTGTGACGGTCGCCGATTCGTTCCTGATCGATGCTTCCGCCCGGCACGCTGTGTTCCTGCAGCGGTTCGCGGGCGGGCTGTCCGGCGAGGTGCAGCAGATCCTTGACGAGATGCGTAAGGACATCGAGCGCATATTTGCCGGGGAGCCGACAGACCTGCGCGGCGATCGGGTGGCCGCAGTGCTGGGCCGCGCCCAGAGCACCATAGAACTGCGGCTCAACAGCCTGTCGCAGCACGTCATCGAACAGATAACCGAACTGGCCGCAGATGAAGCGGCGTTCAGCGTTAACATGATTACCGAGGCGTCAACCGTTCCGGCGGTAGCTGTACCGATTGCCACTCTCAAGGCGGCCGTACTGCGCACCGGCATGGCCGCGCCGGTTGGACCCGCAGAGCTGACCATCGCCGAAGCGCTTGCCGCGTTCAGCCGCGCCAAGTCGAGAGAGATCCGCCAGGTCATAGCCGATCAGGTCGGCCAGGGCGCCACGTTGCCCGAGATCAGTCGTGTTGTGTCGGACCTGATCAACACTAGGCAGAAGCGCCACGCCGATACGCTCACCCGGACCATCGTTAACCATACGTCAAGTCGTGCTCGGCACGCCGCCCTGGAAGAGAACGCGGGGCTGTTGGAGGGCTACGAGTGGGTGGCCGTGCTGGATCTGCGCACGACGCTGATCTGCGGCGGGCGTGACGGCATGACGTACAGGGTCGGACGGGGGCCGCTCCCTCCGGCGCACTGGAATTGCCGGAGCACGATCGCGCCGGTGGTGGCTGACGAGTTCCAGAAGAAACGCTTGCCCGGCTTTAAGAAGCCTACCGGCAAGATCACCCCCGAGACGACATACGGCGAGTGGCTGAAGCAGCAGACGTCTGGTTTCCAGGATGAGGCGCTAGGTCCGACCCGCGCCAAGCTGTTCCGCGAGGGGGGCTTGACGGTGGACCGGTTCAGGAACGAGACGGGCG